AACACCGTCTGCAAAAGTTAATGCTTGAGAAGCACCTGTAGAAGTTACCTCTGTGATTGCTGATACAACATCAACTGCACCTGCACCTGAAAGTGCTTGTGTTAAACCAAATACTGGTGTTGCGTTAATTTGTACGTTGTCAGCAGAAGCGTCTACCAAGAAAGCTGTAGAGTAAGAATTAGTTTCTGCTCTAAAGTCTGTTTGACCACTTGCTTCGTTAATTACAACTTCTCTATTTGCACCATCAACTCTAAATGCTTCTTCGTCATCATTAGATACAACAAAGTCAGAATCCGTAGCGTCACTATTAATAGTTACGTTAGAACTTGCACCTGGATTGATTGCTACTGCAACTGGTATATTTGCAAAGGCAGAAGCGATTGATATTTTTTTGTTAATTGGTGTTCCTGATGGATCATCAATAACGTGTAGTAAGTCAGCACTTGCTAAGTTACCTGATCCTAGATCAGTAAGTGCCGTGATTTTTTTGTCAGCCATTTTTATCTCCTATAAACCCTCTCGGGAATGCTACTGTGAGTACGCATATGCTTAACTCACATCATTGTTGTGAGGGCGATTACTCGCCCTCGATTAATTTATTTATGCTGCTACAGTAATACTTCCTGCCGCTGTACCAATAGCACTTGAATGTGTTATTGTTGCGTTAGTAGTAGATGTTGCAACATCTTTAATTGTACCTGAGTTTAATGCTAATGAGTTAGCACCAATAACTAGAATATCACCTGCGTTTGTAGCAGCGTTAGCCGCACCAATTGTTAGTGAGAATACTAATTCGTTAGTACCAGTTCCTGAAGCATATGCTAATGCATGTGGTCCTCTTCCTGATCCTGAACCTTGGTTACCATTAGTAACTGATAGAGTAGGTGTACCACCTGATGTTGATACAACAACTGGTTCGTTAAATCTTACTCTTGCTTGAATTGTTCCACCATCTGATTTATCAAATGATGTTGTGATAAACTCTATTTCTGTAATATCAGCAGCACCTAGTGAAGCAGATAGTCCGCCTATAGCGACCAAAACTTCTTCGTCTGCTGAGGTGTTGTCGTTTCCTGATAATGCTGAACCTGCTTCTCTTACCCAACCTTTAGTATTTGCAAAGACTTCTTTTTTCTCTGCTGTAGTAAGGTTCTTAGGTTTAGATTCGTCACTATCACTTGCTCCCCATAGTCCCATTTTGTTTCTCCTTATTAATAAGTTTAAGTTATATAACTTTAACTATTTATAACCTATTTTCTTTAAGTCAGCAATAGTTTGACTTGCCGACTTATATTTGATAGGTATACCTTTATTTTGTTTCCATTCTTTCACATTTTTACCATAGTCATCAATTAGTACATTACCGTTCGCATATACTCTTTTTTCTGTTCTACGAACTAAATGTATTCTACTTGCGTCATTTAGTTTAAGATTTCTCTTTATCCACAACTGTTTTCCTTTTATACAGTTTTTATCAAATGGTGTGTATGCTGATAAAATATGTGGATTAAATTGACGAATAAAGAACCATAACTTTTGACCATCTCTAGTCCACGGTAATGTAGGCCAGAACATGGGATAACTTTGTACAGGTTCCCATTTAGGTGCTGTGTTGGGCGCCTTTGCCCAATCATCAACATCTGAATACCCTGCGGTCTGCATAGGACCAGGCATACTAGGATCTTTAGACTTTAGTTTAAACATATTAGTTATGCCTTGTCTAAAGTCACATAAGACACCATCCATATCACAGTAAATAGTAGGGAGACTATCTGCTTCTTGGATTAGTGTTATTCCTCGAATAGTCTCCGCCAAAGCGGAGTATTGCATTTACTTTGCTACTGCTTTACTAATTGCTTTTCTTCTTTTGTGTAGAAATCTATCGCTATCATCAACATCGCCATCATTGTCAATGTCTTGATCTTTTCTATCTTTAAATTTCTTTTTTACTGCAACTGGGTTTACTTTATCAAGTTTATCTTCTTCTTTTTTAACATCATAATGTTTACCTGCAACTGTAAAAGTTTTTTCACCTTTTTCTTTTGCTGCCATTAGTGCTTTTGTAAAAGCATTACCTTCTTCTTTTTCTTTTGCTTCAGGTATGGTATAAAACATGTCTTTAATTGTATCAACTAAAGATTTTACTTTACCCATCTTTGCTTTTTCTATTTCAGCATTTAGGTCTTCACCATGAACTTTTATAGCACCTGTCTCACCTTTTGCGTCTTTTTTGTTTTTATCTCTCATGTCTGCAGCGTCATCTTCATTCTTTGGTTTCTTACCTTTTTTCTTCATGTCGATAGCGATTGCAGCCTGTTGTGCAGGATTCATTGCTTCTTGTTTTGCTTGTGCTTCTTTTGCTTGAACCGCAGCACTAGATTGTACTTCAGGTTTCTCGCCTACCACAGCGTTTTGTTTATCAGTAACATTTTGTATTACTGCGGCTAGTGATCCTTTCTTTGGTTCTCCAAAGTAAGTAGGATTCCAACCTAATGTTTTACTTTTATCACTCATTTTAGTCTCCCTTAAAATTTTATTCTACCACGTTTTTGCGGTATCTTTAATTTATATCTTACCATGTCCACAACTTCTGGTGGCATGAAATAATTTAACATGTTAGCAATAGAGTCTTTTTCTGCTCTACTACCTCTCATCATCTTTTCAATTCTGTCAATCACTTTAGGATCAACTTCTTTAAACTTACCTTTTTTCTGTTCACTTAATTCTTTATTATCATCAGCAAATAATTCTACATAAGGTAAAAAATCCTCTGGTAATTGTTTCCATTTCATTCCATGATACATAACTAATGCCGCTTTTGCACCTGTAGTCAAAACAGGTATATCTGCTTTTACTAGTTTTAATAAGTTTTCTTTTGGAAATCTTTTCATCATACCACGCAATTTCTTAAACTTTTCAGGATTGATACCTGTTTCCTTACCCCTCAAACTTTCATACTCTTTTTTCAATCTTGCAATCTGTGAAGATGTAAATTCTACTAATGGTTCAAACTCATCTTGAATATCTTTTGTCAATTGTTTCGCTTGTTTATCATGAGCCTTTACAGATTTTTTCAATTGTTTAATTATAGGTTTAATTGTATCAACATCTTTATCATCTAATGCTTCTTTTTCTATTTCTTTTTTCTGTGCGTCTCTTGTCTTTTCTGCTTCTTTATCTAGTTCTTTTTGTCTATCTGCAACTTTTGCTCTTTGGTCTGCTCTACCAGATTTCTTAGCACGTTCTCTTTCTTTTGCTAATCTTTCTTTTTCCTTAGCAAGTCTTTCTCTTTCTGCTGTTCTCTTTGCGATTGCGTCTGCTTTTTTTTTGCAGCAGCGTCTGCTCGACCTGTTGTTGAAAGTCGTCTTGCAAGTTTCTTAATACCACCAACTGCAGCTTTACCAGTAGCAACTGCACCTTTACCAGCTGCACGACCTACTGCTTTTGCAGGTTTAGAAGTAACTGCTCTTGCAACACCTTTAACTGCAGCCTTACCAACTTTGTATGGTAAAGTAATAGGAGATACTGCAATCTTACCTAGACCTTTTGCGATTTTACCTATGATTTCGTTTAGTTCTTCTTGTTGTTCTTGATTTAAACTATCATAGTATTCGTAAAATTGTTCGTCATCTAATTGTAAAACACTATCAATATATTCCTCGAACATCATCTGCTCTCGAATTTGTGCCATACTTGAATTATATCTTTGCATATTTTCTCTCCGTGTTACTATTTATATTAGTTATCAACTTTGGCACCAGCACGCCATTGAAAGCATGACCAATATCTTGCCTTATGTTTTGGTCCTGGATTATCACAATTATGTCTAGCTCTAAATGATTTACGTCTAGCAGGATCGTCTCTTTTGATAGATAAGTTTGGATCACCAAAACGAACCACTTGAACATTACCAGTAGGCCCTTTTACATAAACTTTAAATTTTTTGTTAGGGTTTTCGCTAGTTCTTATGGGGTCATTTAGTTTTACAGTTTTACCTTGATACTCAGCTTCTGTAATCTCTAGGTCTTCGTATAAATCACATGTTTCACAAATATGATCTATACGTTCTACCTCTTGTAGTGATTTTATTTTT